TCATCAACAATTAAATTAGCTTCTATATGTAATAATTGTCTTCTACTTTTTGCATTGCTAGCTTCAAAAACACCCATTACTAGATAAATAATATTTGGTGATGTATCATCAATATGAGAGAATTCAAAATAAGATTTAAATTTAGATTGACTTAATAGTTTTTTAATCTCTATAGCAACATCATTTTTTGTCATCCCTTTTGTAATTAAAATATTACCTATTGATAAAGAAGATGCATTAAGATAAACATGTGGATTAGAAGTAGAGTACGCACCAGGAATTTTAGATTTTACGGAAATAGTAAGTTCATATTCACTATTAGCCGGACCACCATCAATTGTAATTGAATTTACATTAATAGAGGGATTACCAGGAATATTAGAATGAATAGCTAATATTTCTCTATATGTTTTCAATCCATCTGGAGACTTAAGATCTAATGTCTCATGATTAATAGAAAATTTCTTATCAGTTTCTATTACAGGAGCTTGTACTATATCCGGTTCTGGTACTAAATTTGGTTCTGGATCTGGATCTGGATTTACTAAAAATATCTCCTTTTCTTGTAATGCATTAATATCACCATATTGGCTAGTTAATCCTTGATGTATAAACCATCGAAAATCACGATTAATATCTGTATCCATTACATCTTCTTGAGAAAGATTATCGGGTATTCCATCTTCATTTTCATCAATTGGTAATATAGAAAGTCTATGAATATCAGGAAGACCAGCATTTGGAAGATTTTGTTCTAATAGTTCTTGTCCGGCAACATGATAAGTATAATTTCTTTTAAGTATTCCATCATGATCGGAATGAATATTAGCTGCTAATATAACAAATTCATCGCGCATTTCATTAAATGAATCATAATCAATTAAGCTATTGACATCATTTGTATTCCAGAATTTAGTATTTTCGCTATGTGCTAATAATCTTTTAGTGCTTCTTTTAATATCCCAACCGGAATGGACACTTCCGGAAAATTTAGCATCTATTCTAAAGCATCGAATAGAATTAGCTTCACCACTTTCGCAAGTATCATTTCCATCACAAGGATGTTCATCAACTGTCCATTCATCATAAAATACGGAATACCATAGATTTACAACAGATGTTGTAGCAATTGATCTATTAAGTGCATTAATTAATGATTCTACTTCATTAGTAGAATTATTAAATGAATATGGTTTATTAGAAAATTCTATTCTTAATCGAGATGGTTCAATATGCAATCGTTCCATTTCTTTTGCTAATATCACATAAATGTCTGAACTTGATAAAAGTGGTTCAATATAATTATAAATAAGATCTTCTGGATTAATAGCAGATTCAACTGAAATCAATCCACCCTTTTCTGGTTCTTTTTCTACCCAATAAAGTGCAGCGTCATCACCAAACATTTTTACATTTTCATAATATTCTTTAGGGTCGTGCCATCCCATATATTTTGAGTCACCAGAAAATGTTCTATTGAGAGCACGTAATTTGAGAATAGAAGGATCTTGAAGCATATAAGAATTATAATCGCTTCCATTCACCATTCTATCTTGTGTATAATAGACACCTGGCGCATTTTGTCTTATTTTTTCAATGTCTTCAGAAGAAGATGCGTTAAGTAATGAATTTATAGCAGAGAATGTAAATTTGAAGATTTGGTTATTACCTAACGAATCAACATAATTAAATGATGATTGTTCATTTTGTATAGATGCTTTTTGGATATTATCTCCGGTATTAGCAGAGATTCTATACCATATATCAAATGTTCCCGATGGAATAGAAGTATATTCACCTTCACCAAAAATAAGTCTAACTTTATCATTATCTAGTGTTTCTATTTCATACTTATTTCTATCTTTAAGAGTATTGAAAACAATATTCTCACCCGACATGGTTTTTACTTCAACCCATTCTCCATATCGTAAAGAACTTTCAGAGCTATGTTTAAAAACAGCTTCATAAGGATTATTTATTAATACTTCACCAGTATCAGCATCAATGTTATTCAACCAAACATCTGTTTCATTTATATTTTCTGCATTTATATCCAAAGTTTGGTTTGGTGTTTTTCCATCAAATTTAACTTCATTGCGAATAAGAGTTCCTTGTTTTGTATACATAAGGAATCCAGTAGTATTCGAAGCGTCACCAAGACCATCGTAAGCATACATTAATGTAAATTTAAGATTTCTTTCTGGTCGTTTTTCTTCTGGTCCAAATTCAGTAAGAGTAACCGGAACAAGTTCCATTGATTCGCCTGATGAATAAGAAAAGACATTTTTTTTATTATTATTCAAAGCTGAGTTATTGAAAGAATAAAGTTCAAAAAGAACATCACCTACTTGTTTTCTTTCATTAGGTCGAACGGTTCCAAATTCTTGTTCAAGAACTCTATCCATTACTAATAGAAATTGTTCTTTCCAATCTGGGTTATTGGGGTCATTCCAAGTGATAGTTCTATTGGCAAGATTTATTCCTTTGGAATCCATAACGCTTTCAGAAGTTTGGATTGCTTGTATTTTAACCAATCCGCGTGCGGGTATATTACGAGAAGCTTTATAAGAAATGAGTTTAGCTAATCTAAGAATAGATTCTTTTCGTTCTGCTGTTGTAATAAAGTTTTCGTGTGCGTTCATATCTAATCGATATGCGAGCACTTCTGCTGTATAACTAAATATTTCAATAAGTGAAATAAATTCGCTACTTTCTATAAAATCTGCAAAATCTTCTGGATAATATATTTTTATATAATTGAGTAAAGATTCTTTTACAGAATCATAATCAAATGTATTAAAATTTATTTGAGAAAATGATGTATGTATTTTCTCCCACGCTTCTGCGCGACTAATAATTCTTGCCATTGGTATTCCTCTAATTTCTATTGATAGTATTTATCAAGTAAGCGGAGTATAAATTTATCCTCCAAATTCTATATTAAGCTCGATGGTGTCGCTAAGATTAAGTTCAATATACCAAAGTTGAGCATTTGCTTGAATAGAATTGGTAGTATAATTAGGTGTTACTTTCAATTTTTGAATATCAACACGCGGGTCATAATTGAAAACATATTCCAATTCATCATAAACTACATCAACTGTATCTTCATTTAATGGTTCAAAAACCATTTCTGGTATTTGTGTTCCCCAATTGGGCATCATAACTCTTTCACCTTTTTTGGTGAAAATATGATTTAATAAATCACTTTTAACTAAATCAATATTATTAAGTTTAAATGATTTGCTTTTTTCAAATTCCCATGAGTTATATCCACGATAAATATTCTTTTGCATTTTAATTTCCTTTTATTATTTATTTAAAAAACCAGTTTATTTTTATCCACTCCTAGATTTTTTTCTTCTTGCCTGTGACGGTCCTTGTGTTCCTTGTGTTGAAGTATTATTTGATTCTTTTACTTCTTTACTTTTAGCACTTCTGGCATCTTTTCTTTCTTGTTGTAATTTTTGTTTATTATGGGCATTCTGTGGTGCGTCACCGTCCGGTTCTCTTTTTGTATCAAATAATTTAGTACCTTTATAATCCTGTGCTGATCTGGATTTGTTTCTACCTTTTCCAGTATTTCCTTTTGCTCCTGGTCCATCTGCTTCTTTAGCATCGGTATATCCACCTGGCCAAGGATGATGTTCAGGAATACGAGTTGGAAGTTTTGCTTCAAATGCATTAAATGATTCTGGTGATTCTGCTGCTGGTGTTGAGTTTATATGAGCTTCTGTTCCGGTTACATATACTGGACCCTCTGATAAGAAGTTAAGCGCACATCCACTTTGAAAATATCCACCTGCTGTTCCTTTAAATGCAACCATAGCGTCTGCTGTTCCTACTATAGAACCTTCTGCTTTGATATTAACATCAGCTACAGCTTCTGTATAAAGAGAAGCATTTGATTTAATATGAAGATTGGACATTGCATGAATTCTTATTTCTTTTTCAGCTGCTAAATGAATTCCATCTTCTGCTCTCATTCTAATGCTTTTTTTAGAATTAAGATTTATATCACTTTCAGATGCTATTGATACTTCAAGTGCGCTATAAATATCAATTGTTCCTCCTTCATTTAATTCTACCCTCGAACTTCCATTTGCTGAAGTAATATTAATTCTACCATTTGTATCATCTAAAAGAATTTGTGATCCCGTTTTACTACTTATAGATATTTTTGTATTTTCTGGATCATCATTCATTGCAATACTTAGACCCCCAGGAGTTTCCCAAAAAAATTGATTAGATTTTCTTTTTGTTGAATCTTTTGGATTACGTGTATATCCTGCATTTAATGGTAATTCTCTATTGTCTTTTGTGTTTATTATAAATGGACCTTCATTCTCTCCCCTAACATTTGGTGCAATGTTAACACCAGCCATAAGACTCATGCGTTCAGCGTCAGCAGGAGTTACTCGCATTGCTTCGGGCCAAACCGCATAATCCATCCATTCCGAATAATTAAATGGTATATCTTTGTTTTCCATTCCTTCTATAAATGTGTATACTTCTTTATTATTTTGTGAAGTATTTTCTGAACTATTTTGTGAAGTATTTTGTCCTTGATCTTCTGATTCTTCTATTATAGGTTCATCGGATGCGTCAGATGCTTCTGGTAAAGGTTGTCTTGTATCAAGGTTTTCTAGAGTTGGTATATTTGCAGTTCGTTGATTAGCTCTTTGTGCTCTATTTGCAGGACGTTCCCAATAATAAGTAAACCATTTACTTGCATCTGCGGATGAATTGAAATTTTTAGATAAATATTTTTTAGTGTCCGGTTCTGTTAATGCATAATCTAATTGCCCTTGCCAATTTGTTTTCCAATCCGGACCAACAAAATTTATCATTTTTTGTCCACGATCTTTATGCCATTGAGCAAGACCTAAACTATTTCCATTATCACCAATAGCAGCAGGATTATAACTAGATTCATATTTCAGATTATTGACCATACCAATTGCATGTTCTCTACTCATTCCTTTTGATTGAAGATAATTTATCATATCTCCTGGTGGTACTCGTTTTCCACCACCTTGACCTGATCTAAATTGCGAAGTCCCGCCTCCACTACCTCCACATGTATCATAATCTGCAAATCCACCACCTTTTCTAAATGCTGATTGTTGATTTTCAAATGCGTTTGTTGGATTTCCATTTTCATCGTATGGACCAGCTGCACCTACACCATCAACAGGAATATATCTACCATTAGGTTTTCCTAACAATTGCATTTTGTCACTAATTATTTCTCCAAAATAAAGGCGAACTTTTTCATCTCCATCTAAACAAAACACACCAACCAATGAACCAATAGGAGGGACATTAAACATACCATGAGCAGGAGCCATCATCATTGCCCATGGCAAATTTTCTACAGGCGCATCGTCATCATCACCAAGCATGGGACATCTAATTTGCAATCTACCCATTTGATCCGGATCATCATCATTTACAACAACACCACTAGTTATTTTTTCAAATATTCCTGATGTTCCTCTTGTTTCATGTGCATACCGTAACGCTTCGTAATCTTCTTCTCTCATTTTATATTCCTATTATCTAATAATATTTTTAAAT